CGCTAGAAGCCGCATAAATTTTTCACGCTCGGCATAAAAGAGCTTTGTTTTATTAATCCTTGATTGTTGGACGGAATTAAAAGCCCCACGTCCCGCGGAATAGAGACAAGCCCCTTCACAATTGGCAAGCTTTGCCATTGGGCAAGTATTAAGGCCCGAAATTGTAGAGGGCGCGAGATAGAGGACGCCAGTCATAAAACCGTATTTTTGGCCTTTGATTGTTTTTGCATTGGTATCAATCGCGAGCAGCTTTTGAGGGAATTTAAGAGGATGATTCATTTTGCTTCTCCTTGTGTAGTGGTAGAGCTAAAAAATAATATAAGGGCATTCTTACCAATTGGCAAGAGTTACCCTATGACAATTCACAATGACATAAAAACCACGAGCGCAAACCAAAAGGCGAGCGCCAGGGCAAGCCCTAGGATCACGTCGGCCCAGGTCGTACCTTCAAAGCCCGTAATTTTATCGATCAATTTAAGCATGTTCATATCTCCTATTTAAAAATGGCGTCGTTGCCATGAGGAGATTCTAATCGCATTCACAATACTTTTTGTCTCGCATTATGAAAAACGATCTAGGGACAATCCCTAAGAGCAGCAGCAAGCGAGCAGCAGGGAAACCAGGAGCAAACCAGGAGAGCAGCAGCGGAGATCTTGCGGAGATCTTGAGGAGCAGCAGCCAGAAAAAAAACACTGATAGACGCAGCCAGGAGCGAACACATTCGCAGCCAATGGCGGAGACTCTCAATTTACCCCTAGAAACAAATAAATAATCGCTTGTGATCCCTTGAAAATCAACGAGTTACGCGAGCTTGTGACACTAGGCGGGACAGCTTGGGTAATTTTTGGGTTTTTCAAAAGGTCGACGGGGGAATCGCCACATTTTAAAAATCGAGGTGGTGCTTCAAATTTTTGTACCAAAACATTCTGAGGTCATCTTAAAGCTCTCTTTAATATGAACCTAAGGAGTTAAACCTATACCTATAACTACTTAAATAACCTATAGAGCTAAACCTATAGGTAATCTTATAGATAAACTTATAGTTCTCCCTCCACCCAATTCTAGGACTATAGAACTGAATGAAGGGATATTTCTGATTCAAATCAAGAGCTTGTCGCTATCTTGTCGCCCTATTTTTGGCGATCCAAGAGTTACCCTTAGGTTTCCCTCCAAGAGCATTCCGTATGAAGCCTTGAAGTTCCTTCTTGAGGGCTTCTGACTTGTATTGCGCTACTGCCTTGTCGTTATCCCTTGCCATGTGTTCTGACCAATAACCAACGGCCATCGCTAGGGCGTCCAGTCGGTCATCATGAATCAATGCACCACGATCCTTTGTAATCCGTGTCATCTGGTAGATGAGGGAGTACTTGGGATCTTGAGCCGTATCGAAGTCTTTACGGATCAAATCCTGAGCCGCAATGAGCCTGTGTTGAGACATCACTGGTTCTAGGGTGTCGATGATCCGCTGTTCCTTCTGGGTCGAATGTTTGACTTCTTCGATGAGGCATTTGTGGTGTCGAGCCATGACGGGTGTCAGAAGCTTGGTGTACATACCATCACCAAAGTTGGCTTCAACGATCACATGGTTGACTTGATGCTTCTTAGCGATCTTCGCAAGGGTCTCCAGGGTCTCATCCGAATAGCCACCCATAAGACCACCACAAGCAACCAGGAATTGATTTCCTGCGAGCATCTTGACGACGGCATAGCCAGTTTCGTCTGAGCCTCGTCCTGAGGGGTCTATGGCCATCACACAGCCTGTATAATCAGCCATGTCTTCCGAGTGCCACATAGGCCTATGGAACTTGTCTCCTGTAAGAGCCACGTTGGGTATGTCGTTGATGACAAGCTCAGGGGCTGCCGCCCAGGCAATCTTAAGGTGACCCATAGTTGGGTTGAGATTCATCACAACAAGATCCTGAACTTTCAGGGGGTACCTGTCGGCATCACTCAGAGAGGTGTCGAGCATGAACTGAAGGGCATATCCTGCCCTACCATAGGACGCTCTACGCTCCAGGAGGTCTTCCTCACCGAAGCGCTTAGGATCGGTTGGTTTTCCTTGGCTGTCTGGGTGGTTCTCCAGGGCCAGAGTGATCCAAGGTGCGAGCTTTCCTTGATAGGAAGGGACCTTGCTGATCTCTGGGTATTGAGCTGGCCAGATACGGGTTTCGTATCCACGCTCTCCAAGGGAGTTGTATAGGGACATCTCCAACTGAGGGGTGCCCAGATAGATGATCCTAGAGCTGTCTAGAGGCTTCAGGATAGAGTCGAATTCCTTAACCAGCTCCGAGAGCTTGTCTCGCATCATTTGGGTCGAGGAATTACCAGGTGTTTCGATATCGTCAGCGACGATGATGTCTGCACGGGAACCCGTAAGCTGACCAGTGATACCAATGGATTTAACCGAAGGAGAGTGGTCGGCAATTGCAGGGCCAACGTCGAAGGCGATTACAGAGTCTCTTTGGCCTTCCTTAGGTCGTAGGTGCTGAAGGATAGGAACTTCATTGATCAGTCGTTTTACGAAGGTGGAGAAAGCGTCAGCTCGCTCCTTTGAGGCAGAGACTACCAAGATCTTCTTCTGAGGGTCGTTTAAAAGAACCCAACAGACGAAGGCTGAGGTTAGAAAGGATTTCCCAACACCGCGAAACGCTTCAATGATAGCTCGTTTAGGGCCATTTTGAAGGTACGTACAAATGTCGTTTTGAACGGGTGTTAGGGGTGGAAGATTTAGGTGTTGCCATATGACATGGGAGAACACCCTAAAGTCCGTTAGGACGGGATGTGTATTAGCCATTTAAACGCGTTTAGAGACTCATAGAGACGCTTTCAGGGAAACCCTAGGGGTGAGCCTAAGGAATCCGAGAAAGCGCCTCTACGGGCTTTTTATTGAGTTTTACGAAGGGGTACGATGTTGTCGTCTTCAAAGACTGGGAGATCTGCCAGGGAATGTAGGGGTGACCCTTCGGCAGCTATCGCCTCAATCTTGTTGTCCTTCAGAAACTGACGGGCAACGTTGAGGATCGCGGCTGGGGGAGGAACGGGATTTCCGCCCTCATCCACGTACTCCTTGACGATGGCTTCTTTGAGAACCTTGGCCAGCTCTCCGTGGAGACTAGCCAGTTCTTTTTCATCAGCTTTGTTCATAGGAATATCTTTATAACTTTGTCGAGGCCCATAGCTTGCCCCAGGGTTGCAATAATTGCACCGAGAGCAATCCATTTGATTTGGGCAAGGGTTTTCTCAATGGAGACAAGAGACTTTTTGAGACTATCGGAAATATCCGACAGCTTTCTGAGATCATCAGCGTGATTGTCTACTCGTAGCTCCAATTTGATAACCCGATGTTCGAGCTGTTCCATTACATTACCTTTTAATCCCTTTAGTTAATCATGCAGCCTTGATCGGGATAAAACGCTTCCGAACTGGCTCCTTCCAGTTTTTCACTTCGCCACCACTAGCCACGAATTCAAAGTCGATAGCATCCATATGATTGATTCCGTCATAGCGGATGTTCTCGCCTTCAACTCGCGTGAGAACATTTCCAGTTAAGAAATGCATACACGCAGCCAGAATGGTGAGGTTGTATTCAAACGAATTTCTGCAAGCCTTTGTCCAGAACTCACCCTCAAGGAACAAGCAAGCACCACGACAGAGCTGAACCACAGGACACTTGGGACATTCCTCACGAGTAGTCCAATGGTGGGACGTGTGAAGGGCAATGTCTTCAAATGCCTCGATTGAGCCAATCTTGTGCTTGGTAGCCGAGCTGGTGTTCTGACAGGTTATTGCATAACCCATTGTATCCACGGCAATCGTGTTGGGATTATCCATCCCGCACTTTTGCCCCAGTGTATAAGCTGGCCGTTGGTCAGATAGCGAATGGAAGAAGTCATCCATCTTCTGTCGTATCGTTCCAATTCCTAGAGCCTCACGCGAAACCACCTCTTTGTACAAGGCATGATTCATAGCCTTATAATCATCGTCCGTGTCAGGGCACATAGCCATAGCTGACTTGTCGTACGGGAGGAGATATTCTTCAGAGGACATCATAACTTGAGCCAGAGGTACTTCGAGCTTGTCCGCAATGTACTTACGGATTGAGGCTATCGAATAATTATTTTTCGTCAGCACACAATTGAAGCCGATCCGACCAGAAGGATTGAGACGGGCGTGGAGCTTTTTGATCCACATCAGTTTCTCAGGTTCATTCAGGGGATCTGTACCGCGATTGTCTTCATAAGCATCTCCGTCATGGCTGATACCTACTCCGAAATCTAACTTGTCGAGGAAATCAATTTTCTCGTCGTCGAGAACAGAACCGTTTGTAATGATATTAAAGCGAGCTTTTGGATAGGCCTCACGAATAGCTGGAGCCAACGTCTTCAACGTCTTCCAGTAAACGAAGGGTTCACCACCCCAAAACTCTACA